ACCATTGAGGTACGCTAAGCCGGCATTAGCACCGTTGTTCGCATGACCACGACGGAACGGACAGCGAAGGCCGGAAATAGCGTTGTCGTTATACCAACCGTCGCAATAATAGGTGCTGGAGCTGCCGGAGGCGACAGTCGGGGCGGAGCATAGATTCTGCATACTGAGCTCAGTGATATATTTCCAGCCACTGGGATCGTTCTTAGGAACCTTCGCAGCCTTTATCAGACCCTCGATCGAGTTGATGTTGAAAGCCGAGTAAAGGGACGGGGCGACATAATAATCTCCGCTACCGTCGGACAGCTTGTTTATCAAGGAGCCACGCTCGATCAGACCGATATGGCCGTAGAAGTTCTTCAAGCCGAGGAAGCAAGGGACGTGCGCTTGGTGGACGGTACCACCGTCCGAGCCCTTCACGGCGTAGTCGCTCACGCCGACTGAGTCCCCCAACTCGATCCCTACGCTCGTCGGAATAATCGGATAACCACCGTTATGGCTAGACCAAGGATCCCAAGACCACTCGGTAACACCTTTACCGGTACCGCCCTGATATAGGCCATTGGAGTCCTTTACCGGGTTCAACGCGGACTGGCAATCACGGGTACCCATGATAAGGCGGTAGAGATAACCGACGACGCTGTTCGCGACGAACCAGCCGGATTCCCAGCCCTCACCCTTCTTGCGGGCGGCCGTGCCGAAAGCCGCGGCGTTCATGTTCGTGGCAACCATGCCTAGCTGCGTGTTGTGCTTGCCGTCCCTCGTCGCGTCGTTGTTCCCGCCACGATAACGGGGATCGTCGCTGACGACGGAGACCAACGTGCCGCTCGTACGATCCATCACGCCGGCTCCCAAGGCCGACGTACCCCCGGCCGGGATATAATAGTTCAAATGACCCTCGATCGGGGTCGGGCTCACGGCCTCGTAATAATAGGTGGAGTCTACCCACCAAGAGTAGTAGTGGGCGTTCCAGCACCACAGGTAATCGCCCATCGTGCCGTCCAAGGCGGCGGGACTGCCGTCGGCGAAACGATGGTGGTTCGTCGGGTCAAGCTTACGCCGGCTACGGTCAACGGACACGAGGTAGCAGCCCAGACCGATCACGGAGGGAAGATCCCGCAGGAAATCGATATTACCGTAAGCCTCGCCGACTGGCGTGCCCTGACCACGTTTCCAGCGACGGATAGCGACGTGCTTGTTCACGATCGATACCGCGTCGGCGAAAGGGATCTTAACCGACTCGCCCGTTTCCTTGGACACTCCCTCGATCAAATACTTGGAGGGCTGGCTCGTGTCGGCCAAGGGCAGCTGGTCGATCGTCTTGCCGTTATCGAAGGCCGTGATGATAGCGCGTACCTTCTCCTCCTCTGCTGTTGTTAATGACATGATTCTGTATATTAAAATGTTAGACAATTATACCTTTCGTATCCGGCTACCGGATAAAAATCTCATCACGCTACCGGCCTTACGAATGACCGGGGCAGTAACCTCAATGACTATCGTTTGGGACAACGAGGTGTTATGCGACGGGATAACGTGGATCGTGGCCGTGCCGGTCTTACGGACAGTCAAGTTTCCACGTGGGTCCACGTACAACGCATCACCGGAATAAAACGCCTGTTGAAATATCACATTAGGTAATACATAAGCTGGAAAAAGACTCACGGCTATCTTCTGGGCGACGGCATTCCCTAACGTTATCCTCTTGACATATTTCAGCTCCATACGGGTAGGGGCAAGAAGCGCTTGACTCATCAACGATTGCTCGACCGCTTTCATGGAAGCGATCTGCGCATTGCCCTCGGAAATCATCGCCTCAGCCTCGACAGCGGCAGCCAAAGCCTCATCAGATGCTCGACCGGCCAAATCAGCCTGTTTCCCAGCCTCCAACGCTTTAGCGTTAGCCAAACCCGCAGCAGAGATAGCGTTCCTCGTGGCCTCGATAGCCTTATTCGCCTCCGCAAGGGCGGTCTTGGCCGCTTCCGTTGCCTGCGTACCACGGGCGATACATTTCCACCAAGCCGTATCGGTCAAGGGGTGGTTCTTGTTTCCGTCCTTGACACAGAGGTAGCAGCTATCATCCGTGACGACGAAATCGAAGGTGTTGTACGTACTCGCCGTGGCATAAACGCCCTTATCGACGAACGCCACCTTCCCCAATACTATCTGACTCATTATAATTCCTCCTTCCTTTTTTTGGTCATACGTTCAAATACAGCTCACCGGTCTCTTGGTTGAGCTTGACAAGGTTTGGTGACACCTCGTCCTCGTAGGACATCACCAGCGTCATGTCGGTGGGGTTGATCGTGAAGGTCGGGTACAAGACGCCTCCCTTAGCGAGGATGCCCGTATCGACATACCTGTCCCCATCCAGATCCCATTTCCACCAGTTGCCGTTATCGCCAACCTTCCACGGGTGGTCGGCCAGCTCTTGCGCACGGTCACCCTGTGTCTTGGCGAAGTTACCCTGCGTGTTGGCGTAAGAAGCTTTCTCATTCGCCAATTTCGCCGCGTCATTTGCGTTTTTAGTTGCGATTTCGGTATCTTCCTTGATCTTCTCTAACCCATCGTGAGCGGCATTAGCGTTAGCCGCGGCTTTATTGGCTAAATCAGCTGCGGTATTAGCCTTACCGGTTGCGGTATTGGCGTTCCCTGTCGCGGTGATGGCGTTCGCCGTGGCCGTATTGGCCTTTGACGTGGCCGCCTCGGCGTTCAGCTTGGCGGTGTTGGCATTGGAGGCCGCCGTATTGGCCGCCTTAGTGGCGGCACGGGCGTTGGAGATCTCCGTGAGCATGTTCTCGTAAGCCGTCTGGATGGTTCCGAGGCTCACCTTCACGCTGGTTTGTATGCCGTCTATGATCTTGCAACCGATCGTGTACAGACCGGTAAGGCTGTCAGCCAGCGTGAGTTCTGATATTTTCTTTTTCTTAATCGGCATATATGTTCAAGTCTATGTAATACTCCCCATCCTCCGTGACCACCAGTTCCCCGGCCTCGGTAGCCAGCAGGTAATCGATACCATCCATCCGGAACACCGTGAACTCCAGCGTGAGGTTGAATGTCACCACCATACGCCCCCGGAGGCTCTCAAGCTTCCAGCCGGACGTCCTCTTGTAGTAGCAGGGGTATTCCTCCACGTTGTAATCCACGTACAGCGAACGCTCGCCCGGCTGGATCAAGGCATCCAACAGGGCGTCGTAACAACTCCAGAATGTCGTCATTGAGCCGGCGATGAGACAGCATTTAAGAGTGACCTCCTTGCTATTATACACCACCTTGCCGGCATCGTAGATCCTACCGTCAACGTCCAGTACCGTACGGGACAGGTTAGTCTTCACGGTCGGAGATCTCATGATCTCGTCCCGGCCCTCCGTCACCATCACGCCGTATCGATCCAAGGGTACGCCGTCCAGCTCGTACTCGGATGGAGGAACATACGCTCTACCCTCCGGGATCGCCACGGACGAGGGTCTTACGGGCTGATCCTCGGCGAACCGTAACGTGAAGGCCTCCAACGTGTCCCAATCCTCATATGCCGGGCTCTGGATGAGTCGCAAGCTCCACTCCCTGCCCAGCGAGGGGATACGGAAGAGGTGATACCCGGACTTCGATAGGTGCTCAACGAGAGCGCCGGCGGATCTTCCGTCCACGCTGCGGACGAACGTGATGTTGAGCTCCCGTGGTTTCAAGGTGGGCTTTTCCAGGTCCGGCTCTATGCCGTCCTCGTCCGGCCAGTCGTTCCTGTCCGGCTCCACCAGCTCGGGGAAAGGCAGGAGGCCGTCGTAACCTCCCTCCGTGATCCATACGCCGAAATCGGTGTAGGCGTCCTTGCCGTCTATGTATAACTCATCCCTCATAATATCACCACAGTATCATCCTTGTTTATCTCAACCTCTCCCCCGATATTCACCAGCAGGATCACGGCGTAGTCGCTCGCCACGACCCTAGCCTTGCCGCCGTGCATGAGGATCACCTTGTGAACACGCTCGTTATCGTCTATCGTTATCACCGCATCCGTATCACCTATCACGGCGATATTGCCGGGATTGGTTACGTACACGTGGCCGGAGTCAACGTACACCCCGTAGGGCATCACGTGACCGGCCATGCCACGGAACATGTCTAACGACGGGAAATCATTCTCCGCGCAAAACTCACGCCCCTGCGGGCTGAAGAACAGCCACACGAGGCTTCTCCAGTCCGTCACCCCGTTAGAACCACTGCATGCCCCGAGCGAGAGGGCCGATTTGATTATGTCGTTAACCGTCTCCATCATTATCTTGATCTCATTAATATCCCCTTGTCGTTAATAGTCTTTATACCGGAGGCCGCCGACTTGGTATTGGCCTCTATCTTCTCGGATAGGGCCTCTATACGTCCGGAGATCTCCGCTACCTTGGCCGTGTTCTCCGACACCTTCCCGGACAGGTCCTTGATCGCCTCCACGTTCTTCCAGCCCCTTGTCTGGAGGTCGTAGATGAAGCGCATCTGGTCGGCTATACCCGTCACTTGCACCAACGTCCTATCTAAAAATATAAGTTGGGTCGACATCTTACCGTCTATAACATCCGCGGAGTCCTGGGAGATGGAACCAACACCTTTGGACGAGGCCGTACGCCCGTCGTCCTCCTCTACCGCATTACCGGTATTGAAATATTTGTCGGCCCAACCAAACTTACGGTCGAGGTCGTCGGCCAGCTCCTGCGCCTTCCGATCCAGATAATCCTGTTCCCAGTCGCTGATATAATCGTCGGACCAGAACTCGAGCAGCTTCTCCCGGATCTCTTTCATGGGATCGGATGCGGCGGCCTTGATCGACTCCGTGACCATGTTCCTTATCATCTTCCTCACGAGATCCTTGGCCGATCGCGCCTTGTCCTCCCCGGCGGCCCACGCGTCGGCGTAAGCGTTGGCGAAATCGTCGATCGCCGATTTTATGTCACTACCGAAAATGGCGTCCTTGCCGGCCTCCTTGTTATCCGCTATGGTGTTATTGATCTCGTCTATCTGGTCCCGCCACTCCTTGATACGGTCATTGTCGGTTTTCTTCTTGTCCTGTTCCTCTCTGATCTGTTGCTGGATAAGGATCTTCTGTTGCTCCAGCAACTTGTTGTTCTGCTCAATCATTTTGGAAGCATCCTTTGAATAGGCCTTCTCGATTGACTTTTCCAACTTACCGTAAGATTTATCCAATGTATCAATTTGATCCTGCAACCGCTGGATACGTTTCTCGTTCTTCTTGTCATGGATTTTGGCGATGGCACCGGCCAAAGATGTAACGACACCAATGGCAGCACCGGCAGACGCACCGAGTGGACCGAACATGGAACCGGCTTTCGCACCGTTCATTGCAGAACTTACAGTGTCCATAGCCACACTGAAACCTTCAGCTATCCCACCGAATACACCACCAAACGAATCTCCGAGCTTCGAAAACGTGTCAGAGAGGAACTGCCCGGTCTGCATAATTTCACTCATGCCCTCTTCTATTTCTGCCAAACCTTCTTTTAACTTCCTGGCATCACTTTCAGAGGTAAAGACTTTTTTTAGGCCATTTGAAACTTTATTAAAAGAGGTTTCCATTTGGTCGGCTTCACGGCGGACATTGGCTATTTCATCCTTGATGGCCTTCAACTGATCCGGTGATTTGCGAAGCACATCAAACTGTTCTTTGGTAATACCGAATGAATTATCAGATGAATATTCCCCTCTTTCAAGAAAAGACAAGAATTTTTCCGCTTCATCCGCAATGGCACGAATAGAGGTGATATTCTTTTTACTCATATCATCAAACAGCCGGGTGATAATGGAGGTACTCTTTTGGGCTTCATTATCCACGTCCGCCAGATCTTTCTTCATACCTTCTGCAAGGGAAAGCCGTTCACCTTCCGTTGTGGCCTTTGCTATCTTCTCATTATAAAGCTCCGTGATAGCCTGACGCTTTTCCAAATATGAACCATATTCTTTCAAGTATTCGTTCATGGCGCGTTCTTCTGCTTCAATCTGCTCATGGATAACATCAGATGTCGCATTTCCTAATTTGGCCCCAGCATTGACTTTTGCCATTCGGATCTCAATCGTCTGCTCTTTAGTCAACTTTCCGCCTTGTGCCTCTCTCCATTCTTTTTCTCTTGCACGGATAGTATCCAACTCTCTGTCATAGTCAAGATTCAACTGGGCGATCTTCTTGTCGAAACCTTCTTTCATCAGGTCAATTTCGGATTGCTGGTTTTGACGACGAAGGGATAAAAGTTCCTTTTGAAGTTTTTTCTGTTTCTCAAGTTCTTTCTGATCTACAGGTTTTGCAAATTTCGTCTCTTCTTGTTTTGATTGGCTATTTACCAAAGCCTCTGCTTTTGTACGATCTTTTAATCCTTGTACAACAATCTCTACTGCTTTCTCATGTTCTATCTTTAGCTGCTCATTCCGTTTTCGCAATTTATCTATCATAAGTGCAGAAGCAAATGATGTTGCACCAATTTGCAACTTCTCAAGTTCTGCAATTTGTTTATTATTTTTCTCAATCTCTTCTTCAATGGAATTCACAGTTGCACGTTGTTGTGCCATCATACGATCATCTATCGACTTGGACAACATCTTGTTGACTTCAACCATATCCATTAAAAGGAATTTCTGTAGAGAAAGATTCTTCAATTCATTCGGATAAAGCTCTTGTAACTTTTTATAAGCTTCAACCTTTTGCAAAGTGGACTTATTTTCATCTTGCAACACACCCAACATTTCTTCCGTCTGACTTCTCATTCCGTCAGACCATTCTCTCATTTCTGCGACTCTCTTATTATGAGCAGCCAATGCCTTTTCCGAAGCTGTAGCCTGTGTCGCAAGTTTGAATATTGCATATCCCAATGCGGTAACACTTGCCACAACTAATACATACGGGTTTGTAAGAGCTGCCTTTCCTGCCGCCAACATAGCAACAGCCTGTTTTCTTAAAGCACCGGTAAGCAATGCTGTAGCTGTCGTATGTTGAATTGTCGCTAATCGGCTTAGAGCAGATGATTTTACATACGAATGTTGAGCTACCTGAACCAATAAAATAGCTGTTTTATATGAAAGAAAAGCTCCAGCTGCATTCTTTACCAACGATTCAAGGTTTGATATTGTACCTTCTATATCGTTATTCTCAAATGCTTCATTAAAAGCCTTGGCAATATCGGAGACTTCTTTCAGAATCTTCTCTCCCAAAGGACGCAAATAGACCTGTACATTATTAGCCAACAATGTAAGCTGATTGTCTGCAGCATCTTTCATCTTCTCAAACGCAGCTTCCGTAGCTCCTAAAGAGTTCTGTAACTCTCCGAGATCACTCGCTGCCGACCTTGCATTCTTTCCGGTCAAAGCCAATGTTGCAGCCAATCCTTCATCCGTACCGAGCATTTCCTTCATCTTAGAAGCGGAACCGCCAGCCTTCTCGTTAATCAACTGCAATGCTTCTTGGAAAGTACGTCCTTGGAAAGCAGCATCTCCAAGTTCTCCGGCAGTACCCTGGATAGCAGCCCGGATTTGAGTCATTGCCTGCGCTGTCGGCGTTCCTTGTTTGGTCAATGAAGCGACTGCGCCCAACACTTGATCAATACTGATCCCGTATGCGGCCGCAATAGGCGCAACCTGGGCTATGGAGGCTCCTAATTCGCCAAATGTAGTCTTACCCAATCGGACAGTTGTAAAAAGCTGATCCGAGACTGTACCAGCCTCCTCTGCTGACATCTTATAAGCATTCAGGATCGTTGTAACAGCATCGGCTGCCGTCTCGGTTTCTGTAAGCCCTCCCACGGCTGCTTTAGCCGAAACTTCTAGAATCTTCATACCATCTGCCCCATCATGACCGGCAGAAACAATACTATAGAGTGCTTTGGCGGCCTCCGGAGCCTTAATCGGTATCTCTTGGGTTATGGACATAACCTGATTCATAAAACCGGTCATATCATCCGTCACCTGTGTGGAAATGGTTGCCACTTCCAGCATGTTCTTCCGGAACTCTTTTTCAAAGTCGTATGAGCTTTTTGCAGCTTGTGCAAAAGCAGTTGCCGCACTGATACCGATACCACTGAATATATCAAAAGAGGTAATCTCACTTGCCAGAGTCTTGATAATTCCCATAGCCTCGCGTTTCCCCTCGTAAAAGCCAGAGTTATCAAATCCTGTCGCAACATATAGCGCTCCCTCCCTATTTCTAATTCCCATAATGCGTTTATGGTAAAATATAAACTAAAAGCATTTGTATTCAGGAATCTTTTGTATATTTGCTGTATGAGTCCAACGGTTTTTTATAAAAATGGAATGCGTTTCTTTTTCTTCTCTTTAGAAGAAAACAGAATGCATATACATATCAGACAGGCAGAAAAAAAGGCTAAAATTTGGATAGAACCTTCTATTTCTTTGGCTGAGAATAAAGGTTTTTCTTCAACTGAAATTTCAAACATACTAAAGGAGGTACAAAAACATGAGCGTATTATTAGAGAAAAATGGAACAACCACCGCGGAAGTAACAATGATTAATGCACGCGGTATCCTCCTTTTCGTAGGAGGAAAGGAATATTATCTATCGTATGACAGATATCCTTGGTTTAGAAATGCAAAAGTCTCGGATGTATTGGATGTAACCATGCCGGATGAAGAATCGTTGCGTTGGGATGCAATCGATGTGGATCTTGAGATTGACAGCATAATTCATCCGGAACGTTACCCGATATCTTTTTAACGAACAAAGCCCTGCTAACTTCACAGTCCGCAGGGCTTTCTTACTACCAAACAAATCAAAATTTATCACTATGACAAAACCTTTTCTCTACTTTCAATATAATATATAGTTATGCAGATAAAACTTTCTTTATCCGTTTCACATGGCCTGTATCGAAGTCAACCATTTCAACCCATTCTCCATCTTCCTCTTTAATTGACGTATCTTCCGAATGAAAATCTTTGACCCTTCGATTCATCAAATAACCACGTTCACGAAGCATGCCGACCAACAAAACAAAGCTGCTATCCAATATTTGTTCATGAGAATAGCCGAAAGCCTCGTTGCAGGTCACTAAGAACATGAAGCTGCTTTGAGGGCCTTCTTCTTCCATGTCTCGCTGTTTTTCTGAAGGGCTATTATCTCCACTTCGCTTAACGGGCTCACAGCTTCCAGCGCTATGATAGTACGAGAAAAAGGGTTACAGCCTATCCGGTACAAGACGGCATTCAGAAGGATATAGATATCCTCCCATGTACAGTTGTCTTTCAGAACTTCCCGGAACCAGGCCGGCATATCACCTTTCTTATTATGAATGCCAAGGCATACGATTTCAAAAATAAGTTCGTCATATTTGGCTATCAGTTCGGCGACTTGATTGGAAAATCCTTTATTCTTATCAGCAATCAAAACATCTCTATCCTCTTTATCGATATAAAGCAAAAGAGGCTTTATTCTAAACCAGGTGCGGACAGTGATCGGAGTTATGGCGATACTATCCCCTACCGTCTTTCCTTCCGGTAATGATTCAAGCCGGGTAAATTCAAACGGAATGGTTACCGGCTGACAAGAAACGGATTCACTTTCTAACTGGAGTACTTGTTTTACACTCATATTTTCGATTAAAATATAAAAGCCCCGGATAGTTCCGAGGCTTTCGATAACCTAAACAACAGTCCTTAATTATTCTGCTGCTTGTACGGCTTCTGTTTCTGCGCTTGTCTTCTCTCCGGAATACAAACCGTTTGCCGTAAACTTGACAAGGATTTTATCGCCTTCATTTTCCGGCTGGATCATATAACTGTCACCAATAGCCCCCTCAATATCTTGGGCTTCTCCCTGGCCATCCACTTTACGTTGCCATTGGAAATCACCAGTCGCTTCCGCTGGTGTCAAGGTGGCCATAAGCGTTTCACCAACTTTGGGTGTACCGGTGATTACAACTGCCGTTACCGGAGTAAGGGTTACATTCATCACCGCCCGACCGAACGAAGATCGTTGCTGCCCTGCAGAGGTAATTGCTGCCAAACGGGTACATTTAACTAGCAAAAGGTCTGTTTGTTCTGAAGACGGAGCCTGACTCAAGCGGGCACTGACTTTACAAATGGCAAATGTATATTCCGTATACTTACCTTTGTACGGTGTTGTCTGTATCTTGAACGATTTGCGGATATTTGGAATATCAATCGGAGCATTCCACTTACCACCACTTACAGAACCACCACAAAACGCGAGCATCTCCTGAGCTGTCGGCGACGGGATAGCAAATTCAAAACTATCCGGGTCGCCAGCTTTATCGAATGACTCCCAGGGATCTTTCATCCCTTCCGCACGGAAATCGACAGAGGTCGCTTCATTGAAATTAAAAGCAACTGAGCCTTCATGAACGATCGGACACTGTGTATAAATAGAGGCCGGAACACCATCACCGGGGTCACCATATCCTAAGAAGGATACGCCTACCGCCAAACTTCTTTCATTAGCCATATTCTTAATCTATTTCTGTTATTACTTCAAATCTTATATTCGTACAATCGAAGCCTTCTTTTGCTTCGCCAAGAGGTTCGGACCATACGATCCGAGATTTCCAATACATGCCGAAAGGAGGTGTGATATTTCGTAGTGCAGACTTAACTTTTCGTGTCACTCCTTTCATTAACTGACGGTCAGGCATACCGTTCTTCTGCTTTTTCACAAATACATTGATATTGACCGAACCTTTATTCACAACATCTGTTTCATTTAGTGTAAGCATTCGGATTGTGATGTGATTCTTTGTCTCACCATCACCAGAGCAATCTTTGTACAAGATAAAGCCGGTACTGACCGGTTCAACTGCATCATACACGATATCTACTATATCAAACTGATCAGCCATATCAATATCCTTTCTCCGCTAGTTTGTTGAATAATATCCGACTCTGTTTCTTAATCCATTCTTCGGTATGGTCGGAAGCAACAGAGATAACATCCAGGTTGTCGATTGCTTCCACATAAACAGCGTATGGCATGGCGGCTACCCCAATCAATACCCAACCTCTCTTATAAAGAGGTATCAGCTCGGAAACCAACCGTTTCGCTTCACGTATACCTGTCTGTTTATCTGTTCCCGATGTGGATTGTTTGTAATTCTCAGTCAATATATCGCCATCCTTGACGATCACATAACCGATAGAGCTACGGAGGTTACCAGTATGATCCTGATAGTTTCCTTTCTTTCGGGCAATCTTCACGAACTCTTCCCCGGCACGTTGCAATAATTTGTATATCCGCTCTTCCGCCCGGTCCACAAAATAATCAAACCAACGTTCTACTTCTCTATCGCTCCACATCGGAGTCAAACCACCTTTCCTTGCCATCGCTATACATAAATTACAGAGTGAGTCTGAAACGGCTCCCAACAGATAATATCCACATCGAGAGCGATACTATCAATCCGGATATGCTTCGCATTTTCCACAGGACGGGCCTTTGTCGAGAACTCACCGTGTACGATAAATTCCTTCCCATCGACATTCCGCTTCAATTGCTGTCCGCTATTGGATGGAAAGTATTGCCCTGTAACCTCTATTTCCGTCGGTTCTCCGGCAACCCATTCCCCTTTTACCAATTGTCCGGATTGGATTGTTACTATCGCTTTATGTGAATACCGTCTTACCATCTGTTTTGCGCCCTTCCTTTTGGAACTTCAATCTTATTCCCGATCAGTTCTGCTTTCTCCGGTTCTCCACCTTCCCTATACAGCCGTTTTGCCGTAGCGTCATACCAGGAACGAGGATAAGTGATAGAGAGTTTGTTTTCTGTGAAGTCCGGTAGACCACCGACCATTGAATACAGGTCGGCAGCCACCAGCTTTTGTTTTTGAATATCGATCGTCTTACTATCTTCTGTACCTTCAAAACCGCGTCCCGGCAAAACGACGTTATCCAAAAAATCTTCACAATCCGCGAGACCGGGATAAGCTAGTATTGTATCTCGAATCGTCTTAGCCATGATTGTTATTCTCCGTTTTCAGTATCCTGAATCGTTTGATCTTCCGGTTCAACAGTTTCACCTAAGAATGTTGCCGGGATATCATCCGTACCTTCAGTATCTTCAGATGCGTTCCAATCCTTGCCGTCCACCTTCATAATGAACATGGCATCCGGATCATTTACGACAGGAATAGCATTTGCTTCTGCCTTCGTCCATTCCTTGAACGGTTCCAGTTCTGACCATTTGGTTACCAATACCCAATCCTGTTTTACCATGAGGGCAATCTTCTGCAAGGTAGCGGAAGATTCGGCTGCAATCGGTCCGTGTTGGATATCACCAACCTTCAAATCCTCCAAGAAACATACACGTTTACGCTCCCACGGATTGATCGTCTTACGACGATGAGCCTTGTCCTCGATACGGACAGACGGATTCACAGTAATGATCTTCACCGGGATTTCCTGTTCGGCCAGATACTCGTTGATAAGATTTTTCGTCACCAATATTTTTGAAGACGAATTAACCCATGCCTTCAATGTGTCGAATGTTGATTTCTGCTTCTTCAACAAAGAGAAGTCAGCCACGTGCATCACTACATAGCGAATCGTTACTCCCTCGGCAGAAGCAGCAACAACCGTATCTTCGATATCCTGCAAGCCGTTAGCCGTTGAAGCGTTGCTCCAATCTACAGAAGATTTACGCTGGTTCTTCTTCGGCATACCGCAACCAACAAACTCAGCCGTAACGACACCGCCATTATTCTTTGCCGACAAATGGAAACCCGCACGGCTCATGAGCTGCATACACCACCATTCGAAACGGGCACGGACGGAGTTATACACGAAATCCTGATCCTTGAAAGCCAGGTTCAGCAATGCCAATTGGTCTGCGTCACCCTGTGCGTCACGTTCCAACTGTTTGTACTCGTTGTAATCACTTTCGTTCATACCACGCTTAACGGCTGTCTTTGGAATATCACCGGACAACTTGCTGATTACCTCGCGCGTCTTCTGCGGAGCGGAAGCGTCAAAAGAGATCACATCTGCCATTACCGGAGCACCCTTCTCGCCGGTCAGTGTCTCCCACTTCAACGAAGTCTTTCTTTTCACCCCGAAGAAGTTCGGGAAAACGACTGGTTTCACATGGCGGGTATTCAAACGAGCCGCCATGTTCTTTTTATTCACCTGTTTAATTAAACTTCTTTCCATATATCAGATTTTAATGGATTACACAAAACGGATAAACGACATTAATGCCTTTAAGTCCTTATCTACCGGGAACGGCATACAGGATTCGTTTACCGTACCTCTTACCAATAACCCGGACTGCTGGTTAGCTACAGTCAAGTCGACTTTATTCATCGTGACGACCAATTCGCCATCATAAGGTAACTTGGCGGCTTTCGCAGCCTGCTTGTCTTTAGCCTGAACCAATACTTGACCTTTTGTTGCAGCCCCGATCGTTGCTGCCAACGTAATCGTATCGAAATCCGCATTACTCTTATCGATAGCTGTGATCTTATCGGATGCGCCTGTCAACGCTCCACCAACCGTCACGAAGTCACCCACACCTAACAGATGGTTCTTGGCCACCTTATACGCTGTCGCATCGGCAGCAGCAGCTTCCGAAACCGTAGCCGTCTTCAATACATGATACAGCCCTGTTTCCGGATCTTTTACTACAATTACAATCGGAGGCAGTTCGTCCAATGCCTTGCCATTGAACAAAGCGTTCTGCAAGTCTCTGCGGTCAATCGTCCCGCCACCGATCACATCCTCAATAATCTTTTCAATTCCGGGAGGATACTGGAATTCTCTTTCTCTTTTTCTGTACATAACGTTACACTTTACTTGGATTATTCAATACCCAGGTTTACCACACCGGGATTATTTGCACTATTATCGACGTCCTGATCCATCAGCTTCGCCCAATCCGCTTCGGAACGATCCTGAAGATTTACGGAACCGGGAGCGTAATCGCCACGAGCCACAGCATCATCGATCGCCTTTTGCTGGATTCCGGTATATTCTTCGGATAATGTCTTGATCTGATCCTCGATAGACGTTTCAGAAGCCAAATCCACACGTCCCAGCCAGCTATCCGGAAGACCGGCATCCTTCAACTGCTTCCGAACTGTTTCTTTTTTGGCTTCGTTTGCCGAGTTGGTAATGGAATCACCCACCTTTTTAGCCATATCATCGACACTCTTTTTCATGCTTTCCAAATAAGCTTTTACTTCCGGACTAAGATCCTTCAACAGATCTTCTTCCGTTTTCTTATTCTTATCCGGATCTTCCACCTGTTTACCGTCTTTTAATCCATGTTTTGCTTCGTATGCAGCGACCGCAGCCGTTTCAGCCGTAGTCTTAGCTTCATTCTCCGCTTCCTGGATAGCTGGAAGGATATTTTCTTTGAACAGGTCCACAAAAGCCTCCATTCCTTCAGCTTTTTCGATTTTGAACGTCTTCTGAATACGTTCCGCATACTTCTCTGGCACGCCTTTCGTCTTACATGCCGCCTTGATTAAATCTAAAATTGTCATAAGAGTTTTCTGTTTAAAATATAAGGGAGGGAAAGTTTTTTCTTGCAGGATTCAGAATAAGTGTTCATCTTTGTGGTGTCCTAAATTCTCAGATGGCGGGTAACCGCTGAACATATTTTTGTATTGGTACTCTTGTACCCATACATGAACATATAACATAACGGTTTCGTACCCCCTTGATATGGCTTAATGGCCATAACTGCCATCTGAGGTGTAGGACAAAGGGACAGGCGAAACCGTTCTTTTGTCTATCCACTTACAACAAACAATATTCAATCATGTCCAAACTCAGAGAAAATTGTTTGTCGGGAAATAATAGTACCCAACAACCAACGGCCAAACCCTCCGAAATGGGTAAGTACTCCACTCCTGAACTACAAGCCGCATTCAATACCGGCCGAGAAATCGGAAGAACCGAAGGAATGCTATACTACATCAAACATGCTTCCGAAAATATGCAAAAGGAAGCTGAGAAATTAAATTCGAAATTGCAGACGCAAAAAGCGAAAGTATAGAAGGTATCGCCATCTGCTTCCAGAAAAAGTTTTTCTGATTTATATATTATCTCAGAAAGACGTTACGTGGCAGTTGCGTCAATAGGAAATTTAGAGGGCATTGGGTGTATTCTGTAAACTGCCACTTTACTACAGAATCCCCTTTGCCCTCGCTTTTTTCGGAAATATGAAAAATTTATCATTTAACGTAAAAGAGATTGCGAAAGTAAACAATGTGGCTATCATGGCTAGTAATGATCCTAATCAACTAGTTCCCATCAAACCTATTTGTGATGCTCTTGGCATAGACGCCAAAGCTCAACGTAATAGAATTGATCGTGATGAAATATTAAGTTCAACCGGGGTCATCATGACCTCGGTTGCCGCAGACGGGAAAGAACGTGAAATGTACTGCATTCCTATCCGATACGTTTTTGGATGGTTATTTTCAATTGATACTAATCGAGTTGATGAAGAAGTAAGACCTTCCGTCATTAAATACAAAATGCAGTGTTACGATACATTGTATGATCATTTCGCCTCTTACGCCAGCTTCGTCAATCAAAAGCAGAAACGACAAGCAGAAGACTGGGCCCGTATCCAAATCCTCAAAAAGGAGTTCCATGAAGCGAAGAACAAACTAGCCAAAGCTACAAAGCAAATGAACATGACGGTAGACTACTCATTTGAGCAATGGAAGGCCAACGGGAAACAGCTTATTCTCGACTTTGACAATTAAAAATCCGAAATCGTTAGACAATTAGGAGATAATTTATATTTTTGCAGAAAGAAGTGGTTTACAAACAAGTCCTTGGATTGCAGTTCCAAGGGGGCTATTTGAAAATCATTCTTCTAAAAACATAAAGTAGTCTGATAGATTCAGCCGTGGATTGTAGTTCTACGGTGATGGTCTATCGGGCTACTTCTTTTTTATGCCAGTCAAGACCTTATCACTATCCGATATACTATAAAGGACGGCATTCCCGGTTATATCTTCTCTAACAATAATCCAACTTTTCTCTCCGTTCAACTCAATTTCAAAAACATGAGAATATTTAATCATAGGATTATCCTTATGGTATTCAGTATACCCCTTGTAATCCGAACCGGCAAATATCGCTCCTATATTTTTTATCAATTCGTTCTTCTCTTTCTTGAACTTATGAGGCTGATTCAAGAACTCTTTGATAGACTTTCCTGTCATTTTAACTCGTACCGGAAAATCTTTATGAGAGAATGAGCCATTCAATAAAGACTGCTTTGCCCAATTTTGCAGCTCTTTCGTTCTATCTTTTGAATATTGGATTGAAATACTATCTCTTTCAATCTTTCCATCCCCCAGCAACCATTCCGCAAACTCCTCATGATCCATCATGACCGGCGTAGCTATACAGATGCAGAACGGATGCCAGCCCGTAAACTTAAAATCCTTCGAGTATTGGCCAGCCTTTGCATCACATACAGGACACGGACCGTGATTCGATGGTGAACGTTCCACCTCATAACCAGTCACGAAGTCCATTTTCTGCCAACGTTCGTAATCGGCAGTTCGAAAAGCCTTATTGGTCTCCGTTGCAGCTAAACGTAGAGCGTTTTTGTAAGACGAACGGTAAACACCCTGCCCCGGATGATAGTCTTTCATTGGTTGAGATAAAACCAGCTTCCCACTCGCGTCCCTTACACGGCGGAAACGACGGTTGGGTTCGTTTAGCAATTGCCGTATATCTTGGCTGATCAACGCTGCCGGACGGCCGGAGGACAAACCCGAAGAAAGATAATATTCCAAATTATCCATAGCCCCGTCCGTTATATCCCAAACACGGGAGGATATGGTTTTACCAAATTCATCTTTACGTTTCAATAAAGTATTCAGCGCATCGGCATTCCGGGAAAACAATTTTTCCCTTAGCGTACTGGATATAGCCATATCCTTAATATAGCCCGTTACCAGTTCATCCGCTTTCTTATTGCCTAAATTCCATACATCAGTAGCCGTATTGGATATATTGCTTACGAGCTGCGTGTGTAAATCATCCAACAGACGTTCTATTTGCTTTTCAATAGTAGCATTACCTATCCATACACGGTCGCCGCCATGATCCGACCATTTAGCAAGAAGAGGTCCTACCCTGCGGACAAACTCGTCAAACGAATACTTTATGCTGCCTTGTTGCAGGAACAGACGTTGCAGGAATTGTTGTTCGTGAAATGATAGTTCTTTCATTCTCCATATCCCATTGTCAGACCAACCATGTTATTACGTTGCGCAGCCGCATCCTCCTCTTCCTCCATCAACTTCATTTCTTCGTCCAAGTCTTCTGTTAGCGGAGAATGAGCCGTAACCGTGCGCTGAGCGTTAATCGGTTTGCCTCCATTGG